GGTTAGATTGTGGATAATTGGCAAGAACCTCATTTCAATCTCCTTGGGTTTTTAAGTTTTTAACTATCTATATCATATTATAACTAAATATAGTCGTCAAGCCCTAAAGCGTATAATTCCGTAATTATTTATCTCCTTGTTGTTGAGATAATAGTATCAGGAATGATACGAAATGCAAGCTTGCGCTGTGAAATATAGTTGCGTTGTTATTGCGGTAATGTATCAAGAGAGCATAGATGTACCCCTTTCCGCCTTCCGGTCTGGGAGCACAGGCCCGGGAGCTGCTGACTAGGCAGAGACGGCAAAACACGCCGTCCGCGTACTCGGTTATCCTTTGGCCTGTTGGCCCCGCGCCCTGACCAGGTTGCGCGTCCACCCGCAAGCATTTTTCGGCGCTTGCCACATCACGACTTCAGGCGGATCGTCATTCCGCTGGCAGGCCATAGTGTATCCGTACCGTCTCCGGGGTTGCCAGAGTGCCGTCTAGGCCGGGGATGCAATGGGTACAGCAGTGCCCCTGTTCGGCTTTTCTGGTAAACGGAAGCCGCAACGCTGGGGAACCAGAATCTTGCCTGAGGTGTTGACTTGAAGTAACAGGGTGTTGTAGTATCCTGATACCACCTTCTCAGAACGCCGCTGTCTGGTTCCCATCCGCAGCGGCGTTCTTCTTTTATGGCCCGCACTGCACGGCACTGTCAATTATTTCACGAATATTCATAACATCGTTCTTTGGCTTTGACCGAAAAAATATTGAGATCGATTTTCATGGTCTCTTCTTACACGCCGTACATGGATCGGTCGTCGCGGAAATAGGTAAATTCCAGAACAGCCCTGACGCGCTTGTCGATCTGGCGCTCGTCGTTGTCGTCATAATGGAACTTGACGAACGTGACGTCTTCACTGAACGCCTCACCGTCAGACGGATATTTATCTTCTATGCAACGCTCGGCAAAACGGTCGGTACAGAAGTCGAGAACCGCGTTATAGGAGAGCTCGTCCAATTCGGCAATGTCGCCGTCTTCGGTGATGAATGACCAATAATAATCGGTGCTCATTGGTGTTAACTTTCTGCAATCGTGCCGAAGGTGCGCTCGGCGTCATGCTCCAGTTGCCGGAAAATAGATTCGTGTTGGCTCCTCAGAAACAGGGGTTCGTATACCTCGGATGCATAGAGACTGGTCCCATCATGCCAACATGGGGCCTTTAACAGATGGCATTCGTCGTGGGATGGTGGGCTATCCTGCATGTAGGCGGGCGGGCTGCGAAAGTGATATTCAAGGCCGCTGGTGTATGAGATATTGCCCTCGGAGTCCATATGCCGTGAAACATGGTAATGAACCGCACCCTTCGCGCCGATTGCCTCATAGCTAGCAGCCCAAGCTCCAAAACGTTCATATATGTTCATTTTGCAGCGATACTTGCCAGTGAGCTTGGGGAATTGATCCAATAAGTTAGTCGTCATAATTATTTATCTCCTTGTTGTTGAGATAATAGTATCAGGAATGATACGAAATGCAAGCTTGCGCTGTGAAATATAGTTGCGTTGTTATTGCGATAACCTTGGTAGAATTCAGGCAATAGTCCGCTTTAATTATCCGCACATTGGCGGATTACTGCCATGATTTGAGCTTCGTGGGATTGTGAAAGGCGGAACCATTCACCCCTGCGGCGTTGTTTGTAGAAAATATTGTGTGCACGACGCTCAACTGTCTTGGCGTGCGCATCTGAGGTACAGCGGATGGTGCCGAGAAGTTTGAGGCGAAAGGGGCAGCCAGTCTGAAGCTGGCGGAGACGGTGTTGGGGATCGCGCGAAGATCCTATCTTTATAAGAGGGCATTCACCCCATGCCTTTAAGAAATAAACATACACGTGCGTTCCTCCGATAAGGTTTATGTTACTGGCCCGGACACCGTATCGGCGATGCACGACTTGCGGGATATGCCTATCCACCAGCTTAGGCAAGAATTTACAGCTCTAGTCTGTATATTTCAAGCATATCAATACAAAAAATCATGCTGAAGGCACCTGAGCTGCCCGATCTTCATCGTCGGCCATTTTCAGGGATCGGCGTACCGTCGGTGAACCCGAAAAATTCGGACAGGCAAGGTTGAGGATAATCTTTAGGCAGGCTGCGGACTTGTTGTCGGCGGGACGTTGGTTTCACGCCATGTCCGGGCGGGGCGGGCTTGGATTTCTGCGCGGAAAATACCTCAATGGGGTGGGGCGCGCAAAATCATATTGACGGAAGGTTGTGCGCGCCTAGAGGAAGAAAATGGGCGGGATCATGTCCGGAGCTTCTGGCAATGCAGCAACAGGGGAATACGGCGGCGGGCGGACTGGCGACTGGGTTCGTGTTCGCGGGTCTGGCATGGTTTGCGGCGCAGCTCGGGGAATCCGGGGACGTCGGGGCGGTGATCTTCGGGTTTATGGCGGTCGTGACCTGGCTGAAATCGGTCCGGATGCTCTGGAAGCGGGAGCGGGCATTCCTGACGTTCGAGGCCAGCCCGCGCGAGGTCGAGGACGACGGCGGGGCGGTGTGGGCTACGCCGGAGGATGCACGCGATCTTGGGCTGCTGACCGGGCGGGGGTTGTTTCTCGGGCGTATGAATGGCCGGGACCTGACCTATCCGGGCGACCGGCACTTGTTCACGGTCGCGGGCACGCGGGGCGGGAAGGGCGCGAGCGTGGTCGTCCCTAACCTCCTGACCATCCGTGACAGGTCCGTGATCGTCCCGGACCTAAAACCGGAACTGGCGACGATGACATGGGAACGGCGGGTCGAGCTTGGCGACGAATGCTGGTTCATCAATCCGACGCAGGCGCAGGGCCTGCAGCCCGCAAACTACAATCCACTGGCCGAGATCGAGCCGACGGACCGGAACATCAAGATCCACGCGGGCAACATCGCGGCGTCGCTGCTGCCGGAAGCCTCGGCCCCCATGGGCATGACCGTCGAATATTTCCGGGGTGCCGCCCGAAATTACATCGGCTGGATATTGCTGTTCATGAAATGCTACGAACCGCACAACTGCAACCTCGTGCGCCTGCGGGACGTGGCATGGCTGCCTGTGGATGAGCTGATAGAGCTGCTGGATTTCTGCATGGACAACCGGACGGTCGGCCCGCTCAACCGGCTGGTCGGGCAATATGCAGGCGCCGTGCGATCGATCGTCAAGGATGCGCCGAAACAGCATCTCGGGATCATGGGCGAACTCATGAACGCCACGAACGAATTCGACGGGTACTCCATGCTCTCGGATACCCTGCGGTCTTCGGATTTCTCCATGGCCGACCTGCGAAACAAGCATACGACGGTATATCTGATGCTGCCGACGCGGTTTATCGATTCGTACCAGAGTTATTTCCAGCTCCTGATGTCGGTCATGATCGACACCGTGGCGTTTAACGACGGCCCGGTGCCTGCGCTGGTCCTGTGGGATGAATTCCAGCAATGCGGCAAGGTCCGGGCGCTGAACAGGTCTTTCGCGCAACTGGCCGGGCATGGCGTGCAGCTGTGGCCGATCACGCAGGACCTTGGCGAGGTCGAGAACACCTATGGAAAAAACACACTGATGTCGATGATGCAGAACGTCGGCCCGCTGCAGATATTCACGCCGGGCCGGGACCTCCGGCGCACGCTCTCGGGCTGGACGGGCAAGCGCCGGGTCATCCTCGAAAGCGTGGGCCTCAATTTCGGGGGAGGGGACGTCCCGGGCCTGAATAAATCGCGGGGCCTGTATGAAAAGGGGCTGCTGCAGGAGGGTCATTTCAAGGCCCTGGAACGGGATAAACAGATCATCCTTATGGAAGGCCACACGATATGGTCGCACCGGATAAAATTCTGGGAACAGCGGGCGTGGTTCAACTGGTGGAAACCCTCGCCGGTCACGCCGCATCCGAAGCGCCGCAAGTTCGTCGGGATCACACGGAAGGAAAAGCGGGATGATCCATACAGGTATTAGGCTGCCGCTGCGAACGGTCAGGTCCGTTATCGGGGTGCTCATGCTCTGGTTCATAAAGCTTTTCGGGCTGGCCGGGCTGGCGGTTGCCGCCTGCTGGTGGTGGGGCGTCCCGCACGTCGTCGGGACTTACAGTTACAAGGTCATCAATCGGGAAAGGTACTATCAGTCATGCGCCTATTGGGGGCCGACGGGGAAGGTCGAGGGGATACCGGGCGGGAACGTGCCGGAGAACTGCCCGGCGTTCGTGACGCTGCCGCTCCGGCAGAGGCTGGACGCGCTGCTTGGTACAATGGTGGGGGGATAGGGGATGAAGCTCGGCTGGCGGCTGTTATTCGCTCCCGTGTTCGCGGTAGCCGTCCTCTGGGTGGCCGTGACCGGGGATCTTGCTGGCTGGCTACCCACAGGCTTCTGGCACGGCAGGACGCAGGATGAGGCGGGGCTTCATTCGATAATCGCACTGGCAACGGCTGGTCTGGCGTTCATCCTGTTCGCCGGGCCGGGAAAGGGGAAGACCATGCGTGATGACGATCTTCAAGGCATCTGGCGTCCGCATTGCGGGGGCTGTGAGCGCAGGCGACAGGTGATCATCGGCTACGTCCAGAAGGCGCAGAAGCCCCAGGACGACGACGGGTTCTGGAATGGCGTTATCATCGCCGTCTGCGGGTTCCTGCTGTTGGGTGTGTTGCTGCAGCTATGAGGCTGGTCAAGACGGTCAGGGTGACGGTCCTGCCTGTCGCCCGCCAGACCGACATTCCGGGCTTCTGGGCGATGCTGGCGCGGCCAGTCGATGAAATGGTGTGGTGGTGCGAGGAACACGGGGTCCGGTATCTGCTGAAAGAGCGGATTCCTGCGCGGAGTCGTGAGCCGCGCGGGCAGCTCCAGATGTCATTCGATGGCAGCTCAAGAGAGGAACAGGCTATGCAGTTTGCTCCACGGAGCGAGAAGGAAATCCGGGCCGCGCAGGCGTGGCCGGTCGGGGTCTATCCGTTCGAGGTCCTCGAGCGGGCGTTTCTCGGCGGGCGAGAGATCGAGACGTGCGAAACCACGAGTCAGGCCGGGAAGGACATGATCGTGCTGGTCCTGCGGGTACGGCGGGAGGGTGAACAGCGCATCATCGTGGATTACCTGATGCCGGAAGCCGGGGTCAGACTGCGGCGCGCCTGTATGGCTTGCGCGCTCAAGGATGAATATGAGGCCGGGGAGCTGCACGCGGCGGACTTTCTCGGCAAGAGCGGGACCGTCCGGCTGGTGATCGAGCGCGGGAAGGGCGTCCAGCCTGACCGGAACGCCGTGGGGGATTATGTTGCGGCGGGCGGATTGAAGCCGTCTGTCTAGTCGCCGTCGGTGGCGATGGAGAGAAAACGCAGGAGCAGGCAGATCATGACAAGCCAGCCGATTAATAAGAAGCTGGCTGTCATTCGTCGTCCTGCACAAACCAGCTCCGCATTTCCTTTCCGAGTTTCAGGCCGAGCTCCGCACCATATTCACGGTCGAGATTGGCAATGCAAACGCCTAGCGCGAACACGATGAAGTATCTAAAGAACGGAACCCTCACAACAGCACATCCAGTTCCGCGCCGAATGTTGCGATGGCGGCTTCGAGCGTCTCTTTGTGCTGAAAATAAACTACACCGATTACCTGAAAATCAGTGTAGACATAATTAGGTATCCATCTTTGGTTGATATGATCTCGCACAAGAAAGTATTTTTTCTGTAAAATATTACCCCAATCCGGCACAAAACCGCCAGCCAGTTCGCGCAGCTTCTGGGTGACGATGCGGCGCTTTAGTTCTTTCTCGGCAGCCTCGCGTGTCGGGAAGGCGTTGCCGATGGAAATGGCATCCATGATAGCATCGCTGTCTGCGTAAGTGCAGGAATAAATAAACTCATAGACAACACCTGATGCTGTTACACAAAAATAACTTTGTCCGAGAACTCTCGGGTTCCACACCATCGCCTTCTCTTCCTTCACCGGCACGGCCTTCTCAACTTCATCGCACAGCGCCCGGATGGCTGCGAGTTTGGATTTAATGTCGGTCATTTCTTGTCTCCCTGTTGCATTAAAATAACGATCCCGTCGCAAATATCGTCAAGCCGTTTTATGATCCGCTCGCCCTGTTCGTAGGTCATGGCGGTTGGTTGCGGGGCGGGTTCTGGCTCGGTGTCTATGCGTTCGATAAGGTCTAAGTCGTGTTTACCACGACCGAAAAATTTACCCAACTTTGTATAACACCACAACTTATTATTATCCGAGAATGCGTACACTGGATATTCTTGGTTGTCCTCGTGCCGGTCTATGAGAACCACACGACCATTTCGTGTCCGCCATCTTGAGCCGATAGGAAATTTTGCTTTATAGTCTGTCATATTATTACTTACCTAAAAACCCGTGAGGGTGCCACTTGTCTGAATGACCAACCTTGGAGATCATCCCGCACACCTTCATACAAATCCCCATTTTCGGTAAGCAACATTAAAAACCCATTATACGCTGTCATCTGTACGATTCTATTCATTGTTTGCCTCCTTTACGGCTGTCGTGAAAGCTGGCTTTCCAGCCCGAAATGCTCGGGCGGCGGCACGGTGAGGCCCATACTCTGGATCAGGGCCTGCACCTGGTCCACGTAGGCGCTGAATTCGCGGGTACTGAGGCTGGCCGTGCTGGTGCGCAGGGCGATGATCTTCCCGTCAAGCTCCTTGTGCCGGACGGGCAGGAGGCGATAGGCCAGCAGCTCGTGCATGTCTTCGGGCGTTTCGGCGGACCATTGGGCGAGGGTGGTTACCAGAACCCAGTAGTAGGCGTTCTGCGGATTTGTCCGGCGCTTTTTGTGCTCGCGGATCACGACTTCCTGCAGCGGGTGAGCGGGCAGGGACTGGATCGCCAGCAGGGCGTTGCGCCGGACTTCCGGGGTCCTGAGGATGAAGAGTGCGGTCATGGTCAGAACGGCACATCATCGGAGAGCAGATCGACGGGCGCGGGCGATTTGTCCAGCGGGGCGTAGGTTCCGGACGGGGACGCGGCGGCGGGCCGGTCGTCGGCGCGGTCGGGCTTGCTGTCCAGGATCGTCAGCTCTCCCCGGAACGGGCGCAGGACAATCTCGGTCGAGTATTTTTCCTGCCCGTTCTGGTCGGTCCATTTGCGCGTCTCAAGCTGGCCCTCGATATAGACCTTGCTGCCCTTGCGGATGTATTGCTCTGCAATCTTGGCCAGCGGCTGGTTGAAGATGACGACGCGATGGAATTCTGATCGCTCCTGTTTCTCACCGCTGGTTTTGTCGGTCCAACGTTCAGACGTTGCAAGGGTGATATTGCAGACCCGGTCGCCGCTTTGTAGGCTTCGGGTTTCCGGATCGCGAGTAAGTCTACCAACGATAATTGCTTTGTTTACGCTGCCTGCCATTTTAACTCCTTGTGTTCTTGGTTACGAAGTGGCGCTGAGGTCTTTGAACTCTGGTTTGTCTGCGGCGATAGCGGCTATTTGCTTCTTGAGCTCAAGGGCGTCGGCTTTCTCTCTGGCCCAGTATTGCTGTAATCCCGCGCGGTTGGTCTCCATCCAAAGCTCTACCTCGGTTTTGGCTTCTAGCCCTTGCACGAATTCCAGAACGCGATCAGCCATATTGCCGGACGGCACCATTTCTATGCCGTTGCGCATATTGAAAACGAGTGGGTAGGAGTCGGCACCGTTGACAAGCTGCAGCCGCAGTTCCTTCTCGTGCTCGGCGACAATATCGCTCGCGGTGAGATCGGCTTTTACCCGGTCGAGTTCATCAAATGTGTAGATGCCGCTGAATTCCTCGGGCCATCCACGACGAAGCGCCTGCGCTTCTGCGCACTTGGCAATCATAACATGGGGCATATCGCGCCAGTTATCCTTGGAGAGCTTCTTTTTGCCAGTGGGTACCCGTGATTTTCTGGGCTTGCCGGAGTCGGGCCATACCTCACCTTGATCCACAAATTTGACCTCTTCTTCGATGGGGGCAAATTCATTCCAGCGAGCGGTTCCGGATATTGGGTGCCATTGCCCATCGGGGCCGTACTGATGTACGGTGACGGACGCTTTAACGATCCCCTCGGGGTTGCTCTCCGGGTTTTTGAGCGCGGGGTCATACTCGATCACAGGCTCCTTCTCGTCGGGACGGTAGGTTCCGGTGCGCTTTGCAATCGCGCGATAGCCGTCAATCCCAGTGACCGTCACGAACTGGCGTTTTTCCTCTCTGTCTTTATTGAAAACGAAAGCGTATATCTGCCTGCGGAAGGGGTCAAGGTTCTGACGGCGGCAGATTTCCATGAACATATTGAACTCATCGTCGTTGCAGTCCTTGGCGACTGTGCGCTTGACAAGCTGGAGCTGCGCCGGTGAGTATTCGCGGGGCTTTGCCAGCATGTTTGTTGTTGCGAGTTGGTTCATCATTTCCTCCTGATTGTTAAGCTTATGCGTCCGTTCCCGCGCTCGACACCGGCCACGGGCTCGCCGGATTTGACGGCGCTGTTGAGGGCCTTTTTGTCAAGTTTTGGGTCTTGTTTAACCCAGAACCGGGGCGGGATCAGGCTTTCATCGACAACCTTGATTTCGCCGTCGAGTGTGTTGACTGATAACGTTGCGGTCACTCCGGGCACGGTGCGCAGGCCGGATATGTCCATAGCCTGCAGAATGATAGAGCGCAGCGTATCGGCTGTGCGCTCTATACGGGTTTGACGGTCCTGAAGTGTTTTAATGTGCAGTGTGATGGCCGTAGAAATGGTTTCTCGCTCGGCGATCTCATCCGCGAGTGCGAGCAAATTCGTCTCCAGGTCTGTCGAACCAAGCAGGCTGTTGACGATTATTTCCTCGTCAAAGTCCGCGTCTGCGGCTATCTCGTTTCTCAATTCATTCCAGCGAGTGAGCTGGTCGCGGATATCATGGATTTTGCGTTGCTCTTCGGTTGGCATACAGGATTCCTTTATTGTTCGTCAGGTGGCAGGAAATATCCCTGCCGGGTAATCTCGTCAAAATAGGACGGGCTCAGGCTGGCGGTGTCCTGTGCGCGGCGCTGGTACATCCCGTTGAGGGCGGCGAAGAGGCCGAACAGAAACAGCGCGAACAGGAAGCCGTGGAGAAATCCGCCGTGCCGGGCGCGCCGAAGGGCCTGAGTGCATGCTCGATCATCTGCCAGGCGGAAATGGTAGGGGCACAGACGATCCGCCTCTTCGGCAACAGTGCGCTTGTAAAGGTCGGGTTCATCGCGGATCAGTCTCTCAAGTTCGAGTTGATGCTGGCGGGCCAGCTTGGTTGCGGTCTGTGTGCGGGCCGGGTCTTTCTCGTGGAAGAACCGGATCAGGCTATCGTATTGCTCGGTGTAGATGCTCATGGGTGCGCTTCCTCGCCGTTCAACGTGCATTCCTCAAGATAGATGACCTCAAATTCGCAACTGCGGATCAGGTCGTCGATCTCGTCAACGATGCAGACTCGGTTTTCACGCTCCATGACGGCCCGGTGCTGCATGAGAGCGTCCCGAAAATTCCGTACGGCTTTAATAATCAGTGCTGGTTCTTGCATGGTGTCCTCCGTTCGATACCCAATAGTATCAAAGGTGATACTAAATACAAGGCCGGACCGTGTAATATTATTGCGTATTTCGTTAAGGATTGGGCAAGAAAAACCCGCCGGAAGTGGGGTTCCCGGCGGGCCGCGCGGTTCTCGGCGGTACTAGCCCGGCTCGCGGTCGCGCTTGGGACACATCAGCCACTCTCCGCTGAGGGAGATGCCGGTGGGAGTGATGCAACGGAAGAAGCCGTTTCGCAGTGGGAAAGCGGCTCCTACGGTATATGAGCGGGATTTCTCCTGTCCGGCGCGGTCGGTATATTTCTCGGTCACAACAAGGTTATAGACGTCCGATATACTATTATCGGCGGCGCGGCGGTCGTTGTTGCGGCGGTCGTCATTCGATCTATTGTTCTGCATGTTTTCTCCTTTTCGGGGTGTTGATCTGTAGCGCCCGTTCGATCTTCTCGATGGTCCCGAGCTGGCTGCCGGGGCGGAATCCCTCGGTTTCATACCGCTTGATCGTCGCGGTCCCGACGCCAGCCTTGTCGGCGAGCTGGTCCTGCGTCCAGCCGAGAGCCTTGCGGGCGCTTCTAATCTGTAGGGCTGTTATCGCCATGTACTCGATTATTCATCGTTGACTGTTGGTATCATTCCTGATACTGAATTGATATTGTGGCTCTTGTCAAGAAAAATTGCTGGCGGTAAAAAACAAGCGGCGTGATTGATTATCAGAGATCCGTAATGTTCCATAATGCATGTTGTCACACAACGCAAGAATGGGCGGAATAGTGGCTTTTCAATGTGTTGGGAGGGTTTCGAGTGCTTGGGAGGGGATCAGCCGGGCGATCAGCATCAGGCGGGAAAGCGAGTGTTTCCGGGGCATTGATCGGACGGATTGAGTGGATGGGACTGAGGGAAATTTATAACACAGAGGAGACTGTATGAATAAGATTTGGGTTATTGGGGTTATCGTGCTGTGGAGTATGGCTGGCGTATGGGTTGTTCAAGCGTGGGTTAAGATAGGGCGGGATTTGATGGCCTGGTACGATTATGAGGTGAAACTTGAGGAAACGTTCGGACCGCCGCGCCCGGCGGACATGTGCATTGGAGATGAAATGGAGGGATTGGTCCACGGTGTCGCGGCAGGGGACACAGCGGATGCCGCCGCTTATATTGCAATGTTTGGTCAGAAAATCGAATTTTTCAATCGGACTGTCTGCAAGCGGAAATGCCTGGCGATGATTCGGTCAGAAGAGGAAGAGGGGTTGTGCCTCGGGATGGACGGCATCTGGCGCGATAAGACAATGGAAGGGTACGGTGTAAAATGAGTGATTTCCATGAAAACGGGGTGTGGCGCATGTAATACGGGGGGTGCGGGTAAATATCTAGCGGGTTGCCTCCCACGTCTCGTTATGCACCAATACCTGTTCCTTCGTGCCGCGCGTGAGCAAGTCGCGCTTGCTGAGCAGGATCGGCTTGGCCCACGAACAGGTCTCAGTCCGGGCGCATCCAGCGAGCAAGGCGGCGGTCGAGATCAGGATCAGGCATAAGGCCAGCCTCGGTTTCGAGTGTTGACCGCCCTGCCCCGGCGTTGGCTGAGGCTGTGGACTGTGCGAGTTGGCACTGCGCCCGTCCGTTCCGGTGGCCGGTGACGTAGAGGCTTCCAGCGGTGGAAACGAGGATGGCAAGGCCCGTGATGGCTGCATAGAGCCGGTTCAAGCCTTGGGTCCGGCGCGGTCATCCACGAATACCTGGATCAGGCCTACGATGGCCATACCGGCGGCTATGATGGCCTCCTGCAGCTCGGGCTGTAGCGTAAGACCGGCTGCTGTGACCAGGCCGACGAGGCCTTTCCATGTGGATGCGTATTTAAAATAGCCGATGATTTCCTTAAGAAGTGCTTTCACTGCTTTCATTTGCGGTTCCTTTCCATTGGTCTGGGTACTTGCTGCGGGGTAATTCGTGGTGCGGTGCGTCGGGGAATTTCTTCCAGTCATATCCGTGATCGACCGGAATATTCCATTCGCGCGCGGCCGTGCGCATGGCGGCAACAACTGGCGCAAAGTCTTTCCATCGCCATGACACCTGCCCGTCGATCAGCGGGACGATATCGACGGCATGGCCTGTGATGTGGCGGCTGTTCAGGGTCTTTGAGGCTCCGGCCGCGACCAGCGCGTGCTGGCGCTCTTTGGTCCTGCGGCCCTCGATGACGACGAAATCAACTTTGGTGATCCGGATGGCTTCGCGGACGACTAGGATGAGGTCCGGGTGAATGCCCGTGAGGTTTTTAAGGCTGCGTTGCGATAGTGAGAATTGCAGGCTGTCCCCCTTGTTTTAAAGCTGGCTTATGCCTGTTCCCAGTGGCGGATGATCTTGCTCTTGAGAATATCGAGGCCGCCGAGCAACCCGCCGTATGTGCCAACCTTCTTGATGATGGCAAAGCCGGAGTAGTTAAAATCCGCCATTTCGAGAAACACGGCGGCAGACACGACCTTATTATCGTGCGCTTCGTGCATTGCGTCACGCAACAGTGTGACGACCTCATGGTCACTCTGTGATGCCGGGGGCTCAATGGCGCGCACGGTGGATACGTTGTTTTTGAGTGTAACCTTGCCGATTCGACACCCTGTCATGCTTTCCCCCTTGTCAGAAAGCTGGCTTACTTGCTTTTCTTGCGCGGAATCCGTTCGCTGAGCGTATCAAGTTTCGCTGAAATAGTCTCCAGTTGTTTGTTGATCGGGCTAAGCGCCTTGTCGAGGTCGGGCTTGGTCGCAAAAGTCTCGGCGGCGTGCAGCTGGTGATCGGAAAGCTTGTCCTTGATCGACTCGATCTTTTTATCAACCATGTACTTCTGAATGAACGCAATCAAGGTGGCAATACCTCCCCCGGATGCGGCCCCGCTCATGATGTCAGTTATGGGAACATCCGGCATATACTGGTTCCTTTCTTACGCGCGGGTGCGCAAAAAGTTTCTTATGGTGCGATTACGAGATTATCGAAATAGACGGTGGAAAACCCGCCGGTAGCGAAGGTCTGGATCATCAGGTACAGGGTAACGCCGGTTGGGCCGACATTGGGGTAGGACGCAAGATTGAGCGTGAGCGTATCAGCTGCAGCTGAGCAGCCAAAGCTGGTAATGTCGGTGGCGGTGTCGGTGCCGTCGGAAAGAAAGAGGGCGGCGACGCTGTCGGCGGGGAGGCTGCCGCAATAGACGTCTACGGAGACGGTGGCGTATCCGGTGAGGTTCACCGATGCGGCGGTCGAGATGATATTGCTGCCAGAGACGATGCCGGAATAGCTCCAGGAATATGTGCCCTGGGTTTCGTTGGCGGTGGAGCGGCTAATGGTCTGTGTCGCGCCAAAGCCGTTAGACCAGGTGAGGGTCGATCCAGTCAGGGGGGTGTTCTCGAAGGTTTCCGTGATGTTGGCGGGACCGGAGACGGCAAGAGCGTATGGATTGAGAAGCAAGGAAGCCCGCGCGGGCGCGATGGCGAGGACGATAGCGGCGAGGAAAAGGGCGATTTTCATCATGTCTGGTAACCGATCAGGCAGATTTTCGCGCCTTTGCCGGGGGTTGAGCTGCCGACCTGATCGAAGTCGATTGTGACTTCAGCATCGTCGGCAAGGCTGGCGTCGCTGATGACGGCGGCGGATGCGGCGGTCGCGCTGGTTTCTTCAGATGCGTCGATTGACAGCTTCGTGGAAAGTATGGTCGTTCCGCCCTCGTTGATGTCGTAGATTATGGTCGAGCCCGTGGGGGCGGTGTTGACACTGCCCCGGACCGCCGTGACCGTGAAGGCGTAGGGCATCCGGAAGGTGATCTTGGCCGTCCCGGTGGTCAGGTTCGTGGTTTCGTCGGATGCGGCTACACAGAAATTCTGTGTTCTGTCTTTGGCGATACGGGCCGGGGTCGAGCAGTTCGTCCCGCCGGTGTCGCAAAGGCCGTTCGAGCCGCCAACATAGGCGTCGCCGTCCGTACGAAAGATCCAGTCGGCGTCGTCGTTGAAGAACGCGAACTTGACGGCAATGTGTCCGTCGTCGGTCTGGTCGCCGTGGTAGAATGCGGCCCCGATGTCGATTGTGCCGGTGCTGCCGGTGTTGTCGCCGAAGGTCGCGGCGAAGGGTGTGCAGACCGTGAAATTGCCGGAAGTATTATCGCAGCGGCCTTCGACGCCGATACCCCAGCCGACGGTGCCGCTGTCCTGGTTATCGACGCGCCCGAACGATCCGATGATGTGCGAGGGCGTGGTCAGGCCGAACGAAGAATCCCAGATGGTTTCGCCGTAGAGTGCCGTGGTGATCGCCGTGGAGGTAGATCCGGGGTTCATGGTCAGGCGGAAATAGCCGTTCTTGGCCAAGTCGGAGAAATCACCGGAAAAGCTGGTATCGTTGCTGGTCGTCTCGATCAGCGTGCCGGGGATGGTGCTGCGGGCAAACGTGGCTATCTGCGTGGCCGTGCATTTATTGTCGGTCGTGTCCGCGCCTTCACGGCAAAGGAAGATATCGGTTCCGGTCAGTGGTCCCGTGGCACCCGTGAGGCCGGGCAGGGTCGCCGCGACGGCCCCGCCGATCATGAAGAACAGTCCGAGAAAGAAATATGTAATCTTATGCATCTTGTGTCACCAAAGGTTGGGTTTCAGCGTCGTCTGTGTAGTAAATATCGGTACCGGCATCGTCGGACGTGAGGGTTCCTGCGGTGATGCCAGCAACACCGGATATTGTGTGATGTATGGGCTGTTGAACGGGGAAGCCGATTGGTGCCTTGAACATGCCAGCCTCAGAAGTTATCGAAGACGGTAATTGTGACATCCGGGTTCGTCGATCCGGTCATTACAGCATAAAGGGTGATGAAGTCGCCGTTTGAGCTGCCGCATCCCAGCTCTATGTTGCGGATGGTCGCGGCGGTGGCCGAGAAATCGACGCCCGTGGAATCCGGGACTGTGATTTTCGTCACCCCGCCGTCAGGAGACGCCTGGATCGTGACCGTTCCGCTGCCGAAGGTCGATCCGGAAATCATGATCGTGGCGAAGTATTTGTCGGCGTTCGCGGGCTTGTTGATATTTGCGAGAGCAACCGTGCCGTCGGCGGTGATTTCTGCTGTGTGTTTTGACATTCGTTTCTCCTTATCGGGCTGGCAGTTTGGCGAGTTCTTCCGGCGGCGGCAGGCGGGATAGCGCCGACTCGATGACGCGCGGATTGTAATTTCTGGCTTGCAGTGCACGGTTGGCGGCGATGGCACCGGCGCTCATGGCACCCTGTGTCAGGGCCGCGAGCGGTCCGCCAAAGATGTAGGTCGGGACGGCGCCGACAGCGTTGCCTGTCAGGATGTTGCGGGCCATCGTGCGTTGTGATGTACCGCTGTTGGGGATTTTCTGCTTTATCGCCTGCCCGAGGCGCGCGATTTCGCCGATGTCCCCGGCCATTCCCCGTGCGAACTGGTCTTCGCCAAAAACGGACTTGACCGCATTTGTCAGCAGGGCCGGACTGATATTGCCGTCCACCTGGTCCTTGAGCGCGACCTTCTGCGCGACCTTGAGGCTCTTGTACTGGTACTTTGCGGCCGTGATCGCCTTTGCAACCGCCGGGTCGCTGTCGGTGATGATATCGACGACCACGGATTCGAGGTCGCCGGCCAGCCGCCCGATATCGTCGTCGCGCTCGCGTGAGGTCTTGGCGAGCTCGCGGCGGAGCTTGTCCAGGCGCTCGCCCTTGATCTTGCCCGTTTCGTCGATCAGGCCGGTGAGACGGTCAAGGTTGGGCTTGAGGAAATCCGCGCCGTCCTTGCCGTAAGCACCATAGCTGGCCTTGTTGGTTATGTCGTCTATCGAGGTATAGAAGGCTGCCTGAGGTTCAAAACGCTTGCCCTTGGTAAAGCCGTCGAACTGGCTGCCAAGTTCCTTGTACCGGCTATTGATGTATTCCGGCGTGATGCTCTCGGTTTCTTTCCCGGTCTGGCGGGAGATCGCGCGGTTGAGGTCTTTTTGCTGCGCCTCGATAGCCTTTTCCGCCCCGGAGAAGGGCAGGCTTTCGCCTTCGGACACAAGGGTTTTGTAGAACCGGCTATCGGTCAGATCGTCGAGGCCCAGGCGAACGTCGTGTTTTTTAGCCAGATCGACAATGGCGGCCTTGGCCGGGTCGATTGCAGGTGTGACGGCCTCGGTCAGGGCTTTTGACCCCGCGCGCGCGGCGGCGGTTACGCCAGAAGCCGCCAGAGGAACGGCCCCGCCGAGAGCGCCAGACAAACCGGCCATAGCGGCGGTTTGCGGGAGGCGTTCGATGGGGTCGCCTTCTGCGCTGCCGAAGCCGTAAGCCCCGCCAGAGAGGGCAGACAGAGCACCAGTTTTAGCCGCACGCGCTGCGGGTCCGCCAGCGCCAGCCCAAGCCGCCAGCTGTGGGAGTGCCTTTGTTGCTGCATATCCGCCTCCTAATGCCCCGGTGAGTTCGCCGCCGAAGAAGGCCGCCGTGTTGTCCTGTTCTGCCTGCGCGAGCGCCTGGCGCTTTTGATCGATACCGCCGGGCAGAAGCTGGGAGAAAAATGGCCGGTCGTCGCCGCGCAGCTTGCTCCCGACGGCAAGCCCGAAGCCGCCAAGTTCGTCGTCGAGACCAAAAGAAGTCATATCCTTGAAGCCCTGCGAGAAGCTTTGCAGGGCAGACATGCGCGATGCCGGTTGCTGGCTTGCCTGCTGTCCGGAAAGCTGGCTTTGCGCATAGGACAGCACATCCTGCTCGCTTGCGCCGTCCGGGGCGTTGATCTCGTAGGTCTGGCCGTCGGGTGATGTGATCTCGAACACTGCCATTATGGTTTTTTCCTGATCGACCAGCCGTCCCCGCCGGTGACAGGGGGAATATACCCGCGAGTGGTAAGCGCGTTGTTTTGGCGGTCGTTTATGTAATTCTGGAAATCGTCAACACGGCTGAGTGCGGATTCTTTCCCTGTCATTCTTTTGTACGGATTATATTTTTCCCAGCCGGTAAGGACAGGCGATCCAAGCATATCCTCGATAATCTTACGATCCGGTTCCTGTAGCGCGCCAAGCTCTTCCAGGTTCTTCATCTGCAATGTTATCTGTGCCGCTTTTTGTTTCATCTGGTCTGCTGCAACCGTGCCGTCCGACTCTGTGCCGTATTGCGAAATAAGCTCGCGGTACTGGTCTGTGAGGACATCGAGTTGCTTTTTTGCCTGAAGGACGGTTTTGACGGCTTTGGCATCTTCCGCCGTAGGTGTTGAACCGGGCTCTATGCCTATTCCTGGCACAGAGGCGTTGGGGTCAAGGGGTTTGTTATAGCCGTCCAGCCGGGCAAGCGCGCCGGTGCGGGGATTGAACGAATAGCCGCCGTCCACAAACTGCATGTTCGGCGTGTTAGCCTGGGACAGGCGCTGTCGCTCAAGGCCGAGCTGGGCCTGTTGATAAGGGGTGATCTCACGGTTTTGCTGGTACTCGAACATCGCGGACGGGTCGCCGGTGATGCTGGCGTATCGGGCGAGCTGGTCCTGCAACGGCATGGCTGAGAACGACGGGTCGCTGGCGATGGCGGCGAGGGCCGAACGCTGCTGGTTCTGGCGCTCGATCTCGGCCTTGCGGAGGTTGAATTCTTCCTGGTCCTGAAGCGCCTGCTGGTACTTTCCGAGATAGGTCGGGTCGGCGGTGTTTTGCAGGACGAACCCGAGCTTGCCAAGAATTCCCATATCGCTGAAATCCTGTAGTGCCATGGCTCAGTTCCTCCCCAAGAGGGCATTCCAGCCCGTGTTCGTGTATTGCGAGGCCGGGGAAGTGCTGGACATAAGGCCGGACAGAAATCCGCCTGAGCCGAAGGCCGTGTCTGCGGCCGATAAAGCGCCGCCGATGGTGCCGAGCAGGCCGGAGCTGCCCCCGGATTGCGTGGTGGTCGTGCCTCCGGATTGCGGAAGCGTCGTGTTTATGCCCCCCCATTCCTTGAGCATGTTGATCGGTGCCTGTTTGGTGTTCCAGTCGAGCGTGCGCTGGAAATCCCCGATATTGAGCAGGTTGTTCGTATCGTTCATGCGCAGGTCGGTCAGGCGGCCAAGCGCGGTATCCAGCATCTTGTTATACTGGTCCTGCTTGAACATCCCGATCTGGTTGAGGCGCGAGAGGTCGATATCGTTCGCGCCAAGCATCTGCCGGTTGCTGCCGAGCTGGCCCGCCTCGTTAAGGGACTGCTTGAGGATCGAATAATCTCCCCCGGCCTGCCGGTTCATTTCATCGATTACGAAGGAATCGAAGGGATTTGTCAGCATGGACAGATCGGATTGCAGGCTCTCGTTGGTCGGCGCGAAGCCCTGGCGCATCCGGTCGAACGCGGCGGATTCATCGGCGGTCTGCGCCAACGGCTCGAAGCGGCTGATGTTGTCGGGGTTGCGCGGGTCAAGGAACTGGCGTGAGGCGCGCGAAAGGCCCTTGAACGATGAACGGATGGTGCTGGGGAGCGTGCTAAAGCCGCTGGATGATGTGCTGGTCGGGGCAGATCCCAGTATGCTGTCGAAGAAACCCATTAGCTCACCATGAACTTAAAGCCGCACGCCGCCATGTCGCGGTGCCAGCGTTGTTGACGCATATGTAAAGATACGAAGTCGAATAGTTAAAATCGCCGGGCCGGTCGCCTGTCGTGTCTGTGGAGGCCGACGGGACCTTATCGACCTTGCGCCCCCTGATAAAAACGTTGGGGAGGTTGCGAAAATCGCCAAGATCCTTGTCGCGGATACGCACGATCTGGCGGATGATCTTGGCGATGTCCCTGATATCTTCCGAGAAAAGCTGTTGATATTCTTCTTTCAATTCGCGCCCGCCTTCTGGATTTCTTCGGTCCAGTCGCCCATAAGCCAGTCTTGACCGACGGCGTTGCCGCTGATCGTCCATTGCCAGAACCGGGCATCCTCGCCGAGCGGGATCTGTTCGGTCGTCGGCGTGACCGTGACGGTCTTGCTGGACTGAGCGAGCGCGGACTGCGGGTATTTCCTGCCGTCGATGGCAACGGTGATATCACCGGTCTGCACGCTGTCCGGCGTGATCGCGGCGATGACGGCCGTGGGCTTGCCCGCCCAGCGCTTGTTCGAGGTCAGGCTGAACGGCAGGGCCGCGTCGTCGTCGTCGGTGCCGGTTTCATGTTGGTAGAGCGTCCCTGTGCTGGAAATCAGCCGGGGCGTACGGGTGAGAATGCTCGGGCCTTCGGCGGCCGTCCTGTCCCATGTGTCCGGCACCCATGAAAGGGCGTTGACGTTGACACGAACGATCCGGTCAGGCTCGTCGCTCGCCTGTGACGGGTAATGAAACCAGACTTCCTCGTATTTCGGGTTGTACCATGCAAAACACTTGGACTTTTGGGAATAGTTAATATTGTCGAACACATAAGCATGAACGGTCGAGCGGTCGCCGCTGTTGGACGGGATGACCTCGGACTGCCCGCCGCGCCACATATAGAAATTATCCGTGCCTTGCCAGAAGATGATCCCGCCGAAGACGCAGCGGGCCAGAGGGCCGATGATGCCGATGCTGCTTTCTAGCGGCAGGATTTCCCAGACGTTCGGGAGGCCGATATAGCGCATCGTGTAAACCTGATTTTCGGTAAAAATCAGGTTGGTCCCGAGGGCGCGCGCGTGGGTCAGGAGCCTGCCTGCGCCCTCGATCACGTCCTCAAACACCTGGTTCGTGCTGCTGGCCGTCCAGTTCGTCCGGTCGCCCTGGTCGGAGGCGAATATCTTGTTCTCTACGTCGTGCCCGAAGGTGACGACGATATTGTCGGACACGAAGGCGTAATTGATATCCGTCGGCGCGCCTGAAACCGCGACGGGGGCCGCCGTGGTCACTCCATCCCATTCATAGAGCTTGCCGCCGTTGCCGGGCGTGGCCAGGATCGTCTCCCCGAACCGGTCGAGATACCAGTGACGGGGCAGGAGGCGGCCGGAACTTGAAACGCCTGCGACGCCGTAGAGGCCGACGCCATAGAGGCCCATGCCGTATCCGGTGCCGTAGCTCTCGCTCTCGCGGCCTGCGGAGATCGGGGCCTGATAGGTCGTCGAAGCGCCTCCCCCGGCGGAAACCGAGGACGTGGCGGCCCCTGTGGTCATGATATCGAACGTGTCGGTCGTCTTGTTGCGAATGATCTGCTCGAGGTTGATTTCCGCGGCCAGAATGCCGCCGGTGTCGGCGGCTGCCGCGACCTTGATGCGGTCGCCGTTGGAAAGTCCGTGGGCGGCTTTCGTGACCGTGATCAGGCCGGAGCGGCGGACCACCGAGGCACCACCCCCGGACGCATCGCCTGAAGCTGTTGTCGTCGTGGCAATCGAGAACCCGGAACCGGCGACGACCGAGCGGACCAGGTGCGTGCCGTTGATCTCGGTATCGGGTATGCCGCCGACGGTTCCGGATGCGCCGGAGATGATGACCGTGTCGCCAGCGACATAATTGCTGGCCTCGGTGTCGGCGATAAACGCGAATGCCAGGCCGGTCACGGTGATGACCGGGTTATTGACCAGCGTATCGTAGTGCGTGGCAATTGAGTCAGCCGCTGCCGTCGTCGAGGTCAGTAGCGGCGTGATATTGGTCAGGCGCGTGCCGCGCACGTCGTATAACCTGCTGTGTGTGCCAATGAGCAGCCGGGTGTCGGTATTGATCTGCTGACTGTAGATCGTGCGGGCCTTGCCTGAGACGGTATTTCCATTATCGAAAGAAACCGATTGACAGCCGCCGACCTTTCTGGGCTTGCCGTTGACGAACCGGATCTTGTCGGCCATCGTCCAGTGTTTGGTTGAAAACGCCGTCATGTCGGTGGAAGGCTGGACGCCCTCCAGGATATCCAGCGGTTTTGGCTCGGAAACAGCCGTCAAGAAACCCTCACGAACAGGCTGGATTGATTCTGGGTTATACTGACCCCCATGTTGCGCCATGTTCCGGTGGGGTTGCCCGCGCTGTATTGAACGACGCCGCTGCTATCCCAGTAGACCTGATGCAGGTTCGATCCGGCGATGGTGTCGCCGTTATTAGTTGTGCCGCTATTGGTTTTCCGGCAGACTTTATAGGTGCCGATAGCGTCCTCTGTGGTGGGCGCGGTGGCTGCGCTCCATGTCCCGTCGCCGCGCAAGAAGGTCGTGCTGTTGGCGGTCCCGCTACCCATGCGGGCGGTCGCGACGGTCCCGCTGGTGAGATTGGTCGCGTTCTGCTGGTCGACGTTGGCGACATTCGAGAGCCCGACATCGGTTTTATCGATGGTCACGGCCCCGGTTTCGCCGTTCAGGCTGGTCACGCCCGCGCTGACCGAAATACCGTCAACCTCGGTTTCCAGCGCATCAAGCTGCGTCTGAATGGCGTCCATCGTGGTGTCGATGGTATCCATATTGTCATTAAGCTGGTCGCCCCATAAATCCTGGTCGGTCGGGTCATTGACCAGTGGTTTGTTAAGCGAATAATTCGTTGTCAGTGTCGGCATTATTTACCCCGGTAAAAGTTCTTTTGCATGTATTCCGCGAAGTGCAGCGCGCCCTTGTACTGGTCGACCATCTCTTTCTCTTTTGCCATGCCCTGCTCATGGACCGCGAGCTTGGCCTTGATGTTCTCGATCTTTTCGGCGAGGACGGACAGTGCGTGCGGCTTGTCTTCCAGGCCATACTGCCATGGCGTCCACAGCAGTTCCGAGGTTTCCGGTATTACGACCTCGATGCCGAGCGCCCGCGCCCATCCGAGCAAGTAGGTGGCGGACGGCTTCTGATGGCCGTATTCGCTATCCGATGCCATATTGACACCCCAGAGGCCCAGCGCCTTGACACCGTTAGCAGACGCGAGAACCTCAATGGCCTCGGCGATCATCCACGAAATGGAACTGGAAAAGTACGGTCCATGCTTGCGGATATACTTCTGGAAATCGTAGATCGTGGCGGCGGGATACTTCGGATTTGGCTCGCGGATGACGAATCCCGGCCCTAGGGCGCGGGCGTACTCGATGAACCCCGGTCGTTGTTCGGCGTCGGCGGCAAGCACGTCTGCGGCGTGGATCTCGTAGACACGGTCCATCCGCTCGGGATAGCAGCCGGGAACGCCCCAAAGCTGCCATTCCGGGTCTTGCAGCGGGGCCTCGCGCCATTGCGGGGCCGTGCCGACGATGGCGATTTTCATCAGGAGACGGCGGCGCTGAACGGGGTTGCTTCGGCGCTCGTGCTGGTGGTAAAGCCGAGGACCAACCATTTGTCGGCTGCGATATCGATCAGCTGGATCATGTCGCCGACGGCCGCGCCGCCCTGCGTGGTGCCGTTGAGGGTGATCGTGTCGCTGTCCGCCGCCGTGGTCCATGGCTGGCCGAGGTCGGGCGTGTCGCCGGTCGAGCTGGTCCACACAGTGCCGTACATGACATCGTCGCCCGTGACCTTGATCAGGTGGTTGGATGTGTTTACGGCCCCTACTACGAACGTGTAGAAAGCGCCGCTGCCTGTTGCTGCCGGGAGCGTCTGGGTCAGGGCCGCGCCGGTGCCGGTCAGGAGCATGATCTTGCCGTCGTGTTGTTCGGGGGTCAGGCTCGTGCTGGCCGCAAGCGTGGCAATACGGTTGCCCGCCGTGTTGTAGCGTCCGAGGTCGCCTAATGTGAGTGCTGGCATGGTTTCTCCTTTAGATTAGACATGAATGGGTTTGCAGGGTCCCGGTGCCTTGCTTGGAATTGTCAAAGCCCATGAGATTATTATATTCGTCTGTGGCAAGCCGCCTGAAATACGCTTCCATCTTTTCATCCTGCCTGATTCCGCCATGAATGCGGGACAGGGCTTCATAGACGATCAGGTCTTCCGCCTCGTCCGTGAAATCGTTGGAAAGCGCGTTGTCCGTGCCGTCGGTGGCGAATGCGCTATAGTCCTTGATGCCCCTGACAACGGCGGAATAAGCCTCGTCCGGGTAATAAAACAGCTCATATCCGTCATTGCGGTAGGTCCAGATATAGGGCCTGCCCTGCTGTTCGTCGTTTGCCGCGTCGTAGATCGCGGAACTTACTTTTGTTACGTCGTATCTCTCGTCCTGGTCGATGATGACCACGCCCTGATTTTCGAAGACGACCAGCGGCGTGACCGTCAGAAGATTAAGCATCGGATCGTTCGTGCTCAGAACGACCGTTTCCTCGAACTCGTTGAACCAGAAGCTGCGGCGCTTCCAGAACCGGACCGATTCGTTGACGGCATCGATGATGCTCGGGGCCGACACCACGACATTGCCCGTATCCAGAAGTTTCTGGGCAATGCGCGTTGTCAGGGTCCCGAGCGCCGTCATCGATTAGATACTGTCGTAAGAGAGGACGGCCTGGCCCTTGAGGGCTCCGGTCGTCGAGGTCGGGCCGCCGCCGACGGTGGCGGTGATCCAGCCATCGGCGGTCGCAACCCAGTCGAGGCCCGCGTGCTCGTCAAACGTGATGAGTCCGCCTGCCTGCCCGGTCGTCAGGGCCGTGGCAAAGGCGTCGGGATCGCTAGTCAGGGCCGTCGAGTTGTAGGTGTAGCCGAAGTCAAGCGTCAGAGACGCCGCCGTGGTCAGGTCGGCAACGTGGAACTGGGATGCCCCCTGAATGAAGCGCGCACCCTTCTGGAAGGGAACGAGCTTCAGCAAGGTTCCGACCGTGGAACCGGACGTCACGGACAGAGTAAAATACTCCGCCCGGTTCGCCCCGCTGCGGTCGACCTTGGCTTTGAGGAAGTCCAGGTCGGTGCCTGCGTACCTGCTTGATACTAATGTGGTCATGTCAGTTTCTCCTTACGACGTGTGGGCTGCGGCATAGGTCGAGATGACCATGGTGCCGATGTCTTCTTTCGAAGACGGCTGCATTTTCTTCAGGCCCCAGATCAAGCGGCCTTCAATGCCCTTGTAGTACTCGTAATCCTGCAGCTCGGTCTTGTACTTGATGGGAACATTGCTGTCAGTCAGCCTGCCGCCCATGGGGGAGGCAAAGGACAGGGCATCGCGGCCGACCAGAACAGCCCGCCTGACGGTTGTGATGACCGTGCTGTTTGAGCCGTTGACACCGTAGGCCACGCGGGGGTGGCTGTAGATGTTCACGTTCTGGTACTTTCCGAGCGCGACCATGTTGTTTTCAAAGCGGTCCTCGATGGCTGAGGACTTACCACCCTGAACGCGGGCCAGCTGGTTGGTATACCACTGTATCGCGCCGGTCGTGTCGTGGCGGAGGTCGATTTCCTGTTCAGGAGAGACAAACAGATCGTAGGTGTTGCCAGACAGCATCCCGATCTTTTGCGTGGACAGCCGCGCTTTTTCCAGGGCGTAATCGACCAGCTTGAGGCTCATCTTGTCGGATGAGGTCAGAGCCTGGTCGGATGCCTGGTTGTTGGCGCGGATGATCCGGTTGGTTGAGGGTGCGACCGGCGTGTTATGCCCGTAGATATTCACCAGCTTTTCGGTGGCGGTGCTGTAGGTCGTCCCGTCCACGGTCAGCGAAGTCGGGTCGGCCCCGGCCATGTGCTGGAAGAACGCGGTGTCGATCCATTCGACGAAGCGGTTTTTAATCGCCCGGCGAGAGTTCTGCTCGAAATCGACGTGCGTGCGTAGCGCCTCGATGGTGTCTTCGTCGTTCGGGTTTTTAAAGCCGTACCGCTGGACGTTCCAGACCATTGAGTGTGAGCGCAGCTCAAGCGCTTCTTCATTGCCCGCGAGCGTGCCGCCTTCGCCGATAGCCTTGCCGGTGCCTTTGCCGACATAGGCAAACGTGACCTGGTCGCCCTTTGCGGCCATACCAACCTCGGGCGGGATATAAACCGCACCGGAGTTCATGAAATGGCCGAATACGGATTCCTGCGCGACCTGCAGGAAATCCTCTTTCGCCCACAGCTTTACTGTCAGGGCGTTCGTGGTTAACATTTGAGTGGTTGACATATTGTCTATCCTCGTAAGTGTTGATGAAATGACCAACACCGTCGGACAGCCCTTTAAAGTCGGCGATGACCTGCGTTTGATGGACGGGCGCGACCCCGGAGTGACGGAGAGATGTTTACCATCATCACTGATGTCACGATTGAAGCCCGTGCGGCCTGCCGTTTATCGTCGGCGAAGACGGCGAGGTCAGGCGCTAGCGATTGCGGCCTGTTTCTCCTCGCGGGAAAGCTGTTTGAACTTCGAGAGCGGCATATCGATGATGCTCTCGGCTGTGACGCGCGCGCTGCCGGACTTGCCGCCCGCGCTCAATGGCGATGCCGCGCGCTTCTTGTTCTGTGCGATCTTGTCAAGATCGGGGCCGTCTGCCTTGGCAGGTGCGGCTGGTTCTTCCTTGAAGCCGTAGGTATCCTTGGCCATAAGGTACAGGTACTCAATGGGATTATAGCCGTTGTTCACCGCCTGCGAGGCCATATGCAGGATGCGGTCGGTCGTGAGCTTTTGAGCCTGCGCGGGCGTCAGTGACGGATTGAGGGCAATCAGGCTGTCGGCCAGCCGCTGCCTCATGTGCCCTGCGGCCTTGTCGTAGTCTGGCACGCTCGCCTTGAATTCCTGCTCAAGCGATACGAACTCCTGCACGGCCTGGCCGTAGGTGCGCTCGCGCTCGATCTCCTGCAGGGTCTTGGCCGTGCCGTCGAGGCGGGCATCAATTGCGGCCTGCTTCTTGTCGATCTGCCGGTCGCGCCAGTCGAGCCAGGCTTCACGGTCTGCCGCCTTGTCAGGCTCTGCGTCCGTGTCCGGCTTGGCTTCTTGGTGGCTAGCTGGCTTTTCTTTTTGCGCGCGGAGCTGCGCCAATTCGGCCTCCAGGGCGTCGGCCTTGCGTTTGGCTGCCGCGCTTTCCATGCGCAGGCGGGCATATCCGGCTGAACCAAGGTCTTCCTTGGGCTTTTGGTCTGCGGGTTCTTCTGCTGCGGGCTCGTCAGCCGGGGCAGGTTCAGGCTGGTCCTGCGGCTCAGGCTCGGGCGCTTCCGGCTTGGGCTCGGTCGCCGGTGCCTGAGCTTGTGCTGCATCAAGCTCGGCCAGTTTCTTTTTATCGTCTTCTATGGAATCAAGCAGAGACATGCGGCTCCTTGCCAGTTGACCGTGTAATGAATTCCGTATTGGCCCACGCCTGTTCATCCAGTGGGGCCAGTTCGATATATGGCACAAAGACATCCGCGTCGGGCCTATTGCGACCGACATGCCATGTTACGCGGAACGGCGTTGGTTCACCGTCAAAAGGCGCCTCGGTTCTGGCTGTCAGGTTTTTGATACCCATATCCGGGTGGGTGCGCAGGTGATCCAGCATCCGCTGCATCAATTTGGCCGTCCACTCATCTTTTGCCGATAGGGTCATTTACGTCTGCGCCGTTTGTACGGGCCGTATGGCCGGTTTCTTTTCCTTCATGCCGATTTTACGCATATTCTGGTTTTCAAGTCCAGCCTGTTCCGCTTCTTCCAGCGTCTTGACGGTGTCGGCCCCTGATTTCTGGGTTTCGGCTTTGATCTTACCAACATTGGCGATATTGAGCGCGACCTTTGACAGCTTTTCCTTAACATCTGCCTGTTGAACTTCGCCCATGGCCTCCTGCAATGCAGCTTCAAGCTGCTTGACATAGGCCGGATCGATCTGCGGTTCCTCGGGCGTCAGGGCCTGCACGACCTTGGCTTTATCCTCGCTGGACAGGCCCATATCCTTGATCGCCATGGCCAGCAGGATCTTGCCCGCCGGGTCGCCGGTGACGAGCAGCTTGTCGGCCATGCCGGTCAGGATCGCCGCGCGCTCCTCTTTCTCGGTCGGCGTCGTCGGGGCTTCCTCTATGGCAACATCGTATTCGGCGGAAAGCTTGTCGGGGTCGAGGGGAACCAGCATCACCTGTCCGTCGGCCCCGGTCACACGGAAGAGCGCGGTCGGGTTGTTCTCGGCGAGAATCCGCATCATATCCAGCATCAGCCGTCCGTCCTCGCGCTGGTAGAGCGTAACCGCGTCGAAGTAGCAGGCGAGCACCGAAGTCACCTGCTTGATCCGCTGGCGCTGCAGGGCCGCAGTCTCAAGGCGGCTTTCCGACGAGCCCAGGAACGTCCGGTCAATCCCGATCACATCAGGGATGGCCTGGTCTGAGAGCTGCAGTAGCTGCTCAAGGCCCGTCGGCTGGTAGATTTCACGTTTGGCCTGGATCTTGCCGCCGGACAGCGCCCCGTCCTCGACCTCGACGGCCGCAGACGGATCGTTGTAGCGGGCCTCGAATTCCCGGATTTTCTTGATCGCCGATTTCTCGAACATCACGCCGCCCTTGGCACCGGCGGCGATGGTGTAGAGAAGCTCCGTCATGGCCTTGCTGTAATACGTGGCCGGGTCCATCATCGGATTGACCAGGCCTTCCCAGCGTTTTTCCTTGTCGTTCCAGTCGCCGGTCTTGAACTTGATGGTAAAGCCCTGCTGGGTCAGCAGGCGGAAGCTGGAAAATACCTTCGATCCGGACAGGACGGCCCCGAAATAGGCCCGGCGTTTGAATTTCGTAAACACGACGGATTCGCCGAAGAACTCCCGCAGGGCCTGCATCTGCCCGGCCGAACAGTTGAGTATCCGGGCGCGCGGATCGAGCGTGAACATGCTGTCTTCTTCGGACATGCCCGCCACGTCCTGCAGCTTCATGAATGCAAACTGGGTCTCGGCCGGGTCCGTCAGTTCGAACAGGGGATTGTTTGCCCGGTAGTAGTTTTCTATCTCATACCACTGGTAAAAATAGACGTTGACCGTGTCTTTGGGCTTGCTCGCATATTCGAGGTCGTCGATGACCGCCGTATATGGGCCGCCGTCCGGGTTATAACGCTTCGGCCCCTGCTCCGGCCTGCCGTCCTCGAAATCGTCCTCGTCGGCGTCAAGCAGGTCGATTGCCTCCTGACGGTCGTATTCCTTCTTGTACCAGACCCAGCGGGCATCCAGCAGGTTGGCATGGCGGGCCGATGGGTCCCATCCGACGCACAGCGGATCGAGCCTGCCCTTGATGATCTCGCCGTTCGGGTCGGTCGTGACATATCCGTCGCCGTAGCTCATGGCTGTCTCGATGGCACCGTATCCACAGGTCAGCATGTCGCCGTCCACCTGCGTTTCGTGCTGGTCGGCGTTCGCGTTCTCGCGGATATAATCGTGATAGGCGTTCGCGTGTTCGCTGTACTGCACGCGCTCGGCGTCATCGGTCAGGCGGGCGATATATTTAGCCTTGCGCCGGTTCTGCGCCATGAACCCCTTGACGGCATTCACATAGGGCTTGACCTTGTTGAACTGGATCATCACGGACTGCTTGCGCCCGCGCCCGGCGTTCGTCTCTACCCGGTCCTTCCAGGCCATGAAATCGCCGGAATAGAACTCAAGGCATTTGACCGTATTGTCATACTGGCGCTGCAGCGTCTGCGCCTTCCGGTCGGTGAATTCCTTGATGATCTCTGCGTTGGATTTCACGCGGGATTACCAGTTTGTCCAGTCATCGGCTTGTCTTTCTGTATAATTTGTTTCGGCCTTCGCGGGCCAGCTCAGGGGCAGGTCCGGCTCGGCGATGCGGGCCAGGCCGTCCAGCATGTCATCATGAACAGGGACGGGGAACGCCGCGTATTCTTCCTCGATGAAGTCGCGCACGAGGTCGCGCAGGACACCCTCATAATCGGTATACATCAGGCGGCGCGGGAACCAGACACGGCCCTGCTCGAAGTATGGTATCAGACGCTTGATCCGGTCGTTCTTCGGCGTCTGTCCGCCGACCTCCGTAATCTCGAAGCGGTAATTCTGCCGGGCCTGTTCTTCCCGGATATGGTCGATATCCGCTTGCATCCCGTACTTCTCATAACGCACGCCTGTATTGCCGACCGGCCCGTACTTGCGGTGCCAGTCAAGGAGCAGCTTCGTCCGCTGTGTGAGGTTGAGGCGGTCGCGCACCATGTCGAGAACGTAAATATTCTGGTCTGGACCAAGCCCAAGCGCCCATCCGGACGTGTAATCGTTGGTCTTGCGCTTGCCATTCGCTGGGTCGAACAGCAGATAGGTATTCAGGCCCTTGCGCTCGACGGTATCATAATACCGCACCCATTCCCGGATAAATCCTTGCGTTTCGTCGGCCTTCGGGTTCTGCAGGAGCTGGCAGGCAAAGATATAAGGCCCCTGCTCCCTGCGCTTTTCAGCCAGGCGCGCGCGGGTCAGAAGCACGGGTTCGCCGTCGACCGTGCCGTCGGCGGTGGCCGGATAGATCCGGGGAACCGCCGTCTGACGGTCCATGACCGAGCGGTATGTGTCGTTGAAATGATATCTGGTGCCGATAAATCGCTTGCTGCCGCCCTCGGAACCGAGGTTGTAGGACAGGGCAAGTGCGTCGGTGGTCTTGTTGATCTGTTCCGGCGTGGTAACGCTGGCCTGAACAACCACGTCATCGTAGACCAGCTTGTCGAAGTGCTTGCCGATAGGCTGGCCGTCAACGAGGCCCCAAGCTTCAACGGTGGCCTCTTTCGGGTTGGATTTCCGGCGAACGATAATCCCGTCGTCCTCGGACCATTTCGGGGCCTCGGCCTGCGGGTTTGTCCAGAGAATGTCCGGGAACAGCTCGTTTAAAAGTACGTTGCTTTCCAACTCGCGCTTGATCTGGCGCAGGAAACTCTTGGCAATCGGCCGGGTGTGGCTGAATATCCCGAACGTCCATTCCCGGACCGTCAGCGGGTCGTCGCCGTGGCTGGCCAGTATGTCCTGGATGGTCTTGCCGAAGGTGATGATCGTGGAATTGTGCGTTGGGAGAAGCTCCTTCCCGATTAGATACAAACCTCCCTGAACCTGAATGCAATTAACGGTTCTTGTTGCAACAGGCTTTGGTCGGTACGTTTTCATGTTTGGTGTGCCAGTTTTCGCGCGAGAAAGTTTGCGACTTATGCGGAAAACTGGTGTTCGTCTGTAAGCCTGAAAAGAAACTTGAAAAAAAGTTCTGTAGTCCCGCTTGCTTGCCCTCATCCCGAGAGAACGAGCGAGAAACAAAACGCCGTCAATAAGGCTTTCATTTGTGTTCACAAAAGTCGCTGTCCCTCGCGTGTTACAGTGACCGTCTGTGTCCATAAGGCCTTGGAGGAGCGAAAGCCTTTCGTCTGGTTTAGAAAAAAGATAGATTTTTGGTATATGCTTGTTTTTCTTCAAGCCAAGGTCGCAAAGATGCTTACTTAATCCCTTAATCGTTCCCAGTCTAAAGCTGGGGTTATCGCTCTTAACATTCCTATACGAAATTCGATAACCAGCCTTTTCAATTTCCTGAAAAACCTCGTCATCTTCCCCGCATATGCCAGCATCAGAAGATGATCCGTCACCGAGCCACGCGCCAAGAACATACGGGTCAATGGGGAGATTTGAAAGCCCTCCCTCAAGAGGATTTATATTTGGAAGCCTGATATTTTTGCTGCGCGTGTTGATAATTTCGGTATCGTAATCGACTTTACGCTTTTCTCCGTTTCTTCTTCTGATTTTTCTCTGGTGCGGCCAAAGATGATCCCCAGCAACAACAACGCCGCCCACATCGTAGCAATCTGCCCCATCCATTGGGCCGGTGTTTGCCAAAACAGGGACAAGCTTTCCATCGGGGGAATAAACAAAATCTCCAACATTCAATTCCCCGTGTTTTTTCCATCCGTCTGCTGTCAAGACAGGTGTTTCGATACACCCAGCCTTGTAGTGTTCCCGCGCCCAAAGGTCCAGATGGCCGTCAGGACTTGCCTCTACCTCGCGGCACCTTGCGAACAGCCACGGCCTCGCCAGATCCTTCCGGCCCATCAGGTGACTCAGCAGAAAGAACAGATCCGTCCTCGCCAGATATCGGAGATGCTTCCGGCGCTCCGCGTCCGAGCAGCGCCCTAATCCAGCTATCAGTTGCGGGTAGCTGTCTAACGTTAATAGCGTCTCCATCCTCACCCGTGAGTTCTACGAATTCTTTTGGCTTTCCCCATCCGCGATCCAGCAGCTTTGCCGCCGCGTCGTTGCGCACCGAACCGCTCTTGTCGGACAGGCTGCGGACCAGCGCCTTTACTGCCGCCTCGGTATTCTGGCGCGCGAGCATTGCCGCTTTATTGGCCTTCTTCGGCCCGCCTGACGGGTTGCCCGACTGTCCCTTAACGAACGGCATTGACAGCAACAGACAAAGGATTGAACGGTTTAACCATAAGCGACCATCTCGGCGCAGCGGACAATCGTGGACAGTGGTTGCTTGAGTGTACCGGAGTCCTCAACCTGACCTCTCCGGAAATGGAAGGTCTGGTCTGCCTCGCTGAGGTTGATCTGCAGGCCGTAGCCCCGGAGGTGTTCCAGGGCGGCCATGATCTGGCTGGTCTGCGTCTGGATAGGCGCGGGAGCGGCTGCCGGGGCCGGGTTGGCGTTGGTTTCTTTGACCACGGCATTCAGCTGGTCGTCGGCGCGGGCTGCCACGGCGTCGGCAATCGCCTGCGCCATGTTCGCCTCTTTCATCGAGTGATGCAGGTTCAGTCCATAATCCTGCGCGATCTCACGCAGCTCGGCCTTGGTGTATTTTTCCGCCAGCACGGCGGGGTCGAGGTCGGCGGGATCGAGGTCTATTGCGGGCAAGGTCATAAGGAATCCTATTCTGAAAGCCAGAAAGCCAGCTTGTATGAAAGCAGACCGGCCCGGACAGGATGAGCTGTGCCGGGCCGGTGGATACACAACGCAGTGGAGTTCTATGAAGAGGGACGCAACTATGCGCGCCTATCACAAATAGACCACACGACGCACAGGAATGCAAAATAAATTTCGCTGGTGATTATAGCAATACTAAGCCTGATCAAAAATCACCACCCGCGTTATCCTGAGCGGCTGCGGGTCATGCGGGGCCTCAACCTTCCCCGGCCCTGTCCGTTCGCGCCTGTTGGCCTCGTGATACTCGAAACACCCTTGCTCGGCATACCGCTTTGCGGTCGTCCTGCTGGCCATGCACCTGATCCCGGCCTCGGTATAGCTCAGGCCCTGCGCGCAAATGCTGATCGTGACGTCCCGGATCGTCTGCATGTTGTACCGGGCCATCCACGACCGCCATGCCTCGTAATCGGCCATGAGGTCGCCCGCGTGGGCCATCGCCTCGTCGCAGGGCATTCCAGCCGTCAGCCCATATGCCCGCATCGCGGATTTCAGCCGGGCCGGGTTGTCCTGGATGCGCCAGGCCGTCCCGATCCGCAGCGGGATCATCACCATCTCGCGGCTGCGCAGGGCCATGGACCTGACCAGCTCGCCATAGGCGTCCATGCGCTCGACGGTCCCGGCGTTCCTGCGCGAGGCAGGCGTTGCGTGCAGCGGGGCGTCCATAGCCAGCCCGCCGGTCTGTTCTTCGGCTGCCTTCGCCAGTGCTTCGTTGATCATGCCCTTTGCCCCACAGTGATTGACAAGTTGGAATCAGTCGATTGCGTAGAAATGCGGCCCTTCCCGGACGTTCATGACGAGCGCGGGCGAAGTATCGCTGCCGATATCGAGCCGCAAAGTATAGCGGCTGGCATCCATGCGCAGCCAGCGATCGTGCTGATGCCCTTCGATCTGCTCGATCATGTACAGCTGGTCGCAGGCCTTGCGCAGCCCGTTTCCGCCGAAGAGCTTGCCGTCGGCGTTCATCTGGGCGAGCAGGATGCACCACAGGCCGTGCCTGCGGCCAAAGTTGGCAAAGCTCTGGGCGACGTGGCGCAGGTGCTTTTCCTCGGTCTCGCGTGGTTGCTGGCCCTGCACGAGCTGCCAGTAATCGACGATGAAGCCCTTGATTTGGTGCTTGGCGAGGGCCGATGAGACGCCGTTCAGGATTTCGGCGGCGGTTGAACCCGGCGCGTCGAGATACCGGACATGCTGGCGCGGACGCAGGCCGACGATGCTGCGAGCCGCCCCTGCCCTGTCTTCGAGGAAGCGAAGCGAGTTAATCCCGGCGTCGCGGGCGAGGTTGCGCTGTTCTATCTGAGCGCTCCCCATCTCCAGGGCGACGTAGAGGTGCGGTATGCCCTGCTTGTCGAGGTTATAGCTGATCGTGTGGGCGAGCGTGGTTTTCCCAGCCTTCTCGGCCCCGCACAGGCCGTAGGTGAAGCCGGGATACAGACCTCCACCCATGCCAGTGTCGAGCCTGTGCAGGCCTGTTGGATAGACCGCAGCCGGGCCGTCGAGGGATTTTAGGATCTCCCGGTAAACTTCCTCCCCGGACCGGATTGCCGCCGCGTCCGTCTCGCCCTCGATGGCATCGGCCATCATCGCAAGCATCTCCGCAGCAGACATCTCGGGCTGCGCCTTGATGACATCGCAGGTCGCCAGGATTCGCCGCTTGGCCGCAGCCTCCTTGACCACGCGGGCGTAGGACAGGATTGTTTCGGTCTGGGCGACGACACACCAGTCGAGCAGGGAGCGCAGGTAATCCATCTGCTTCGCTGTGCCGTTGAAACTGGCAATCGAAAAGGTCCCGTCGGCCTGGTACAGCTCCTGGAAACGGCAGAAGACAACGCCGTTGTATGGTTCGGCGAAGTCACCAGGCTTGATATCGATCTCGATAATCGCCTGCGGATTGTGGAGAAGGCTTCCGAGCAGGTGCAGTTCGGCCTCGTTGGCGTCGATCATGCCCGCCCCCTGATTTCCGCCATGATCCGGCTGTTTTCTTCGTTGTCGCGCTCACGGAGGGATTTGGCGGCTGCCTTTGGGTCAGTCTTCGGCTCAAACAGGCCGGTCCAACTGTTCGCTATCGAGGTCTTGATGATCGCCACCGGGTCGTGGCCCTTCGCCCTCAGGCGTTCGAGCCTGTCAATCGATTCCTGCTCGGCAAGCGGTGTCATCTTTTTTTTGATTTGCCTTCGATGTTCCAGAAAATCATCCCACACGGCTGGAGGCAGCCATGCCGGAAGCTCTCTTTCTTTCTTATCTTTATCTTTATCTTTATCTTCTCTAGCGTTACATTGCGTTACATTGCGTTTCATTCCCTTAAGTGTTTGTTTCTCCCGGTGTTTTCGCACCCGAACCGCCGAACTATCCTCGCGCCTCGGCTGGCGTTTTTCCCATGTATTTATGCGACCGTTACAGATAAACAGTCGTTGCGTTAGCTCGTGTTTCACTGCGTTACACTGCGTTACATCGAGCCCGGCGAAGCATGCATATGTTTCCATATCGAAGTTATCGACGTATCCTCGATCCTCCTGCTGGCTGGCGTGGTCCAACAAAGCCCAGACGATTGCGGAGACGATTGCGGGCGGCACACCGGCCTTGTGGCCGACGAGAAGCCATTTATTGTCGGTGGGCGCACCATGCCATGAACGAAACCAGTTATTCATGCGGTGAACGCTTTCCGCCATTGGCGGTAGACCCGCATGGCCTGTATCAGCGTCGGAATGCTGGATGATTTATGGTAGGACTTGATGAGTTGGCAGTATGATTGCCACAGTTCTGGTTCTGACATATTTCCCTCGTTTTTGCCCTCGCTGGATTGGAATTGTAGGGGCAACCCTGCGAGGGTTCGGGCTGTCTCTGGATAGCTACTTCCAGATAAGCCCCCACAGTGCCGAATAATAATGGAACTATTTCCCGCTGTAAAGCGTTCCGCCGCGCTTAATTGCTGCCGTCGTTTGTCAGATAATACCTGACGGTCGAGCCATCCCGGTTGATGTAATGCCCTATCGTGGATGAAGACAGCCCGCCCCCTGACAGCATGCGCGACAGTTCCTTGCGGACATCCACGATCTGCTTGCGCTGCGTTCTCCCGCAAAGCTGCTGGTATGTGACCCGGTGACGGGCGCAGCATTCGTTGATCGCGGCCATGATCTCGGCTTGTGTCATGTCTCCCCCCTCTGTTGTGTATTACGGTCGCGAATCCATCTGGCAGCGGTATCGTGACTGACATCGAAGACGAGGCCGCATTCTCTCGCTGACAACCCGTGTAGGAATGCTTTAATAACCAGGGGTTTCTTCCAGGCATTAATGTATTGTAGGGGTAAGTGTGGTCCGTCATCGAGTCCTTCTCTCAGGGTGCGAGCATAGACCGGGAAAACCTTGATGCCTTTGGCCAGGGCCGACGCCTCAGAACTCCACAGGCATTCAAGTATCCAGTCACCACAATCATCTTTGGCAGCATATCCGATGACCACAAAGCCCGGGTCTGCCAACGCGGCGGCTATAACATCTGTCAAATACATAGTGCGGCCTGCGGTAAGAGACCCGCTCTCACCATATGCAGCCTGTGCAAGTTCGCTTATAGCGTCGAGAGCAAGCTCTTGCGGGGTTTTGGGCTCCGCGTTTTCTAGTTCATATTCCTGAGTCATTGTCCGTTTTTTCCTCTCCAGTAATAGTATTCATCCGGTTTTTCCTTGTTCTTCGCCTTCTGATAGGCCCGCGCATGATGCCGGGCGCAGTAGGCCCGCTCCGACCGCTCGGCCCCGCACCATCCGCCCGCCGTCGGCCACAGGCAGCCGTTGGCCTCCACGGCCTCGATGAACGGTATACCGCCCTCGTCCGGCTGTTCGTCTTGTGGAATTTCCGTAGAGTTTGCTTTGCAACAAGCTGGCTTGCCGGCCGTTGGCTTTACGATTCTCACGCGTTGCCCTTGTGTGCGCAGGCGGAACAGCTTCCCGCAGACGGCGTTTCTCGTGCAGCCGAGTTCGCGGGCAATGGCCGTACCGCCGAGGCCTTCCCGGTTCATCTGTATCAGGCGCTCGATGCGCTCGGCGGTCCATGTGCTTTCATTCATTCGTCACCATCGGGGTTATCGGCCCAGTAATACATGGGTTGCGCTGAAATGATTGTGCAGAGTACCGGCTGCCAGCCGTTGATGATGTAGGCACAGCGCGCGGGCTGCGATGGAATGCGGTCGGTCATGGCTGTGGTTTCTCCCCTTCGTAAAACTGCGCCAGCGGCTGGCCGCCCTCCGCCGCCGCGATAATCCGGGCAAGCGCGGTCGCCAGCTCCATCCAGCACTCCTTGCGGCGTTGCAGCGTGCCCAGCGTGTCCGTGCGCACGATATCCGGGGCCAGGTCGCGCTCGATCAGCCAGATCATTTCCAGCTCGGACCGGGCATGATCGGCTGCGGCGGCAAGATTGAACAGCTTATCGGCTTTCATATAAGCTGGCTTTCTGTGTTGTTGAATTTCGTGGTTTCATTGCCCCATGCGGACCATCCCGGCCTGGTCTGCCGCGCGAAAAGCTCCAGATACGGGCCTGCCGCGAACTGCTCGATCCGGTCGTAGAACTCGTCCGGCTTGCGGCTATGCTCCCTGCGCTTGCTAATCAGGACCTCCCGGACGCTCCGGCTGAGCCTTTTGGGCTGGCCGCGCCTTCCCAGAAAGCAGATTTCGGCGTTTTTCCGGGTCGTGTAGCCGCCGCCCATGAAAAGGTCTGTGTCCGTGTTTATCAGCGGCGACGGGGCGTTTTTGTTGGTCTTGATCCAGACGAAGCCGATCCCGCTGTAATGGAAGTCCCACGCGGTCATGACGCGCAATGCCTGGGGCAGGTGCGGTCCGGTCGTCCAGAGAAACAACCAGCAATCGTCCGCCGCCACATCCAGAACTGGCAACTCCACGATGTCAGCCATCGACATGCGCGGGTAGTGCTGCGGCCTGCCGTCCAGCCCTTTGGCGGACCGGGTTTTAAAGGTCCAGGGTGGATCGGCATAGATCACAGGGAATGGGCCGGACGGCAGGGTCATCGCCGGGCCTATTCCAGACCAAGTTGGGTCTTGTAAAGCTCAAGCAGTTCCTGCTCTTCCCGGCGCTGCTGCGCGTCTTTCTTGCGCAGGGCCACGATCTTGCGGATTGTCGGAACGTCGAAGCCCGTGCCTTTGGCCTCGTCGTAAATGTCCTTGATATCCACGGACAGGCCGGATCTTTCTTCTTGCAGCCGCTCAATCCGCTCGATGAAGGATTTCAGGCGCTGCGCGGTAATGTTTTCTTCGGTCATTATTCATTCCCCTTGTTGAATTTGTTGCGATTATACAGACGCGTTTACAGGAGCAGTGGAAAGCAGCTCAAGCAACTTCTCGGATTGCCGCAGAATAGCGGCTTCCCATGCGGCTTTCCATGCGGCTGCCCATGCGGCTGCCCCTGCGGCTTCCCATGCGGCTGCCCGTGCGGCTGCCCCTGCGGCTGCCCATGCGGCTGCCCCTGCGGCTTCCCATGCGGCTGCCCGTGCGGCTGCCCGTGCGGCTTCCCATGCGGCTTCCCATGCGGCTGCCCGTGCGGCTGCCCCTGCGGCTGCCCATGCGGCTGCCCCTGCGGCTTCCCATGCGGCTGCCCGTGCGGCTGCCCGTGCGGCTGCCCCTGCGGCTTCCCATGCGGCTGCCCGTGCGGCTACCCATGCGGCTGCCCCTGCGGCTGCCCCTGCGGCTTCCCACTCTTCGTCAGATGGTATTTCATCCGCGATTTCCCGCGCAAAAAGCATAGCCACCCCCCAGATCGCTTCGCCGGTTTCGGCGTCAGCAAACCGAATGACACCATCCTGGGAATCAACGAGCAACCAATGAGCAAATCTAGGCCAGACTTTGGAAAGATCCGCACCTTCTGGGATGGCGGTAATAAAACGCTCCGGCCATGTCATCGCCAGATTGTTAGGCAGATTCTCAAAAATGCAGTCTTCCAGCGCAGCCAGCTCGAATGGTATTCCGTGTACTTTCTCCGCCAACTCATGCCAACCAAGACCTGACAGGCCCGCGTATTTGCTTCTTCCCTGCCTGTGCCAGTACTTGTTGTAATGACAACCGACTGCACAACCCTTGCCGTTCTCCCAATATTTCCCTTTGACCAACCTGTCCGCGGCGGCGTGTTTTCGGACATTGGCCAGTGCTTCAGCCTTTGTTTCCAGACAATCTCTAAAAGCAAGCATTTTGTAGTTCTCCTTCTGTTTAGATTAACGGTTTCGAGACAACTGTTACCGCGCCCCTGGCGGCAATTTCATCGCCCATGGTTTTCTTTCGACCTACGGCGATATACTCAAGCTTCCCGCCAGAGCGGCGTAGATGAGTGTCGAGAACCCCGGCGTCACGCAGGCGGCGAACCTGCTCGGCGAGGTTCTGTCCGAGGGTGGTTCTCTGCATCTCCGGTCCGCTCCAGTAAACGATGACCTGGCCCGGCTTGATGGATTGCAGGGACTTGAGCAGGTCGGCATTGGGATCGGCATAGAGAGTTGTATTTGTGGTCATTAAATCCTCATTATTTACTTGTTGTCTCAAATTGTGCCACAATCGCCGGGAAACGAAACAACTATTCATGTAATAATATTGCGTTTTATATGACGTATTACAGGAAAAACCCGCCGTCATCCATATTGACGGACTTGTTCGAATTGGTGTTATACCCGTTCCGGCGCACGAAAGAGCGGCGGGACTATCGGGCGTTTTATAAATCCCGGGAATGGTACTCGGCGCGCTACGATGTGCTGAAGCGCGACGGGTTCCGCTGCCAGTATTGCGGGCGCAGGGCCAGCGAGGGGGCGGTTCTGCAAGTCGATCATGTGCGCCCGATCAGCAAGGCATGGCACCTTCGCCTGAGCATGAACAATCTCAAGGCAATCTGCTCGGCCTGCAATTACGGCAAGGGAAGCAAGTCATGAAATTCCGCCGCCGGAGTTACAGACCGCCCTCCCCTCCCGCGCCGCTGCCGGAACATATCGAGCTGCTGAGCAGGCTGGCCAGCATCGCCTTAGAGCTGCGGCACGAAGACCCTGAATACCCGCTCTACACCGGGAACGGCGGGCATGTGCTGCTGACGGTTGGCGACACGTTCGCGGCGCTCGACATCTGCAAGCGCGAGATGGGGCCGGAAACAGCGGCGGTCCGTCTGGGTCCGTCCGTGCGGGCGTGGCGCGGTCCAAAGCCGCCAGACTGAAAGCCAGATGTCTGGTGAAACGTAAAGCCAGATGTCTGGAGCCAACATACCCAGACGATGCCCGACAAGCTAGGCCGGTCAACCAGACCAGCGAAGCGGCTGGTTTACGGGCTGACGCGGCGGGCTACAGTTCCTCGATGCGGATCATGCCCTGATCGGCCCAGCGTTTCTCGGCCCAGATGGACCAGACATGACCGTCTTCGTCGAAAACAGAATCAACGAGTGCCTTGCTGAGGTTGTCATAATCCGGAGGTTGCGTGTGAGGCTGGCCGCGCATGACTGCTTTTTTGGTTTGGGACCAGCCGGCGGGCATCGGCAGGAAGAAAGTAATCTTGGCCGGGATCGGGATGATAACGCCGTGCGCGCGGACTTCATCACGGAATGCCCGGTATCGCATGACACACGGGCGCTCTTTCCATTTGTCTGAGCGCGTCTGGCGGGGTGCCGGTACTGGCGTGATGAGATAGTCCACGCATGAAATATAACACGGGATTGACTGTGAAATAAAGAGACGGTAATATGACGGCTTCCAGCCTTGGTGATTGACGACTGGCCCGTGACGTGAACCCGTCCGGGCCGTTTTTTTAATTGGGCGCTTTGAGGCTTTAATTGATTTCTGTAGGAGGATCAGCTAACCTTGGTTTGTCAAGACTAGGTGGGTGGGTTTTCCATCCTCCATAAGCCGCCTTCGGGCGGCTTCTTCTTTTACTGCGGTCAACTGTCCGCCAGCTCCGGTTTTCCATGTGCCGCGAATTCATGATTGATCAGGCGTGACAGGAGGCCCTGCACGGTCGTTCCCTGCTCTATGGCATGGATCTTAAGCTGGTCGCGGCATTCCCGGCTCATGTGGACGGTGATGGGTTTTGTATGGCGGCGGGACGGCTGCAGGTATGCGGCGTGCTGTTTCTCGGGCTCTGGCGCGGGGGTGGGCCTGCCGGAGGCCTGTGCGAGGATGGACGAAAGGTCGGGCTTCATGCGGCCTGTTCCTGAAAGCTGAGAAGCTGTCTGATTTCACCCCAGAGATTGAGCAATTCGGTCCTGCCCTTGCTGTATCCGGTTTCCGTTATGGATAGGCCGAGGGCGGCGGCGTCTCCAAATCCGGCCCGGTTGCCGAGCATCGTGCGGAAAACGGTCATTCCCGCCCCGGAGATGGCCCGCCGGGCCTGTTCGTGCCGGATGCCGAAGAACGGCACCTGATTGAGGACCACACGCGCCAGCGGGCTTCCTGCGGCCTTTAAAAGCTCCTGTGTGGCGGTCAGGGTTTCGAGGTCGTAGGCCTGCGGGCGGATGGGGATGATCACAAGGTCGGCCAGCCGGGCGGCTGCGAGGGCGTTTTGCTCCATCCGGGGCGGGGTGTCGATGACGGCGAGGGAAACGTGGGGCCGAGCGGCGTCGAGGATTTTGGAGAGGGTAGCGGGCGTGGCGCTGACGATGCCGGGGGTATCCTTGCCGCGTCTGCTGGCCCATTTGGTCGCCGTTCCCTGCGGGTCCATGTCGATCAGGGCGGATGGGGCCTGACAGGCAAGGTTGGTCGCGAGCGTCGATCTGCCGCCGCCTCCCTTGATCGAGAGGATCGCAAGCGTTTTCATTCTGCACCGTCCTGCAAGCCAGCTTTCGGAAAACGGCGCTTACAGGGGAGCAGGCTGGCCGTCAAGGCTGTGTTTCCCACCGGCAAGGTCAGCGCCGCGCCTGCGTGGTTGAAGCGCCACGCGTCGCTTCGTTGCCCGTGGAAAGCCACTATGAGACAGATAAAACACCTGATCAAAAAAGTAGGGAAAATCAAGGCTCGTTGCGGCCCTAGAGGGCCCGGTATTGCGGGCGTGCCAGGGCCGGTTTCCGGTAGCTTTGGGGCCGCAGCGCGGGTACAACAGGGCCGGTATAGCGGGTCCGGGAGTGCCGCATGGAAGCGCAGACCGGGGTAGTGACACGGCGAAGGGGCGTGAAATTCGGGAAGATCACTGAACGCGGGTGGGATACGATCTCGGGAATGGCCGAGAACCCGGCTGCGGTGCGGGTCTATGCGTTCCTCGGGAAGCACTGTGATCACCTGAATGCGCTCGGCGTGAGCGTGAACGTGCTGGCGCTTGAGTTAGGCTATAACGAGCGGACCATCCGGAAGGCGACGCATTGGCTGCAGGAGAAGGGGTATATCGCGATAGCCAAGCAGGGGACGGCGAACGTATATATTCTCGATCCACGCGATATCTGGAAAAACTTCGACCACTACAAGCACATGTGCAGCTTCAGCGCGAAGGTCTTGATCGGCAAGGCCGAGAACAAGATGCTTAAGACGCGACTGACTCACATGATGCGGAAGCGTGATGCGCAGGGCGATTTACTGGACGACGTAGCCTAGTCGATCTCCATCCCGGTATCCCGGCTCTGCCTGCGTTCGGCGGAGGCCTGCGCGCGGTTCATCTGGGTTTCCGTCCGCATTTCCATTTCCGGGTCGTCCCGGCCATGCTCGTACTCGTGCGGCATGATCATCATCGCGAGCACGCGGGCCATATCCTTGCGCAGGGTGGCCGTGCGAATCGTGAAGGGTGGGTCAGAGTGAATGACGGTGCCGGGTTTGGTTTTCATACATCGTCTCCATCATAGCAATTCCAGCACAGGCAATACATTGGCGTTATGAAGACTGCCTGATCTCCACATTCATCACAAAAACCATCGTAATATGGCATATCTACATCCCTTCAACATGTTTTCGATTATGGGGCTGAGGGCGTCCGTAATTAAGGATCATCTTGGACAACAATGTTTGAAAACCGAGGGAACTGACGCAGAAGCATGCGCGCCCGCACGCCTTCGTCCTTTCTAACGCGAGGAATATCGTAGGTGCAGTCGTTGTCAGTGATATTCTCGTCGAATCTATAGTTCTCTCGGTTGGCGTAGAAGGCGAGGACATGGATTATCTGATTGATTTTGGCATCATTTAACGCAATAGCGAGATCGAGGGGATCGCAGCCTAAAACGCGCGCGGCTGATAACACTGCCTTTGCTGAGTTGTGATATAAATCGAGCATGTCTTTTGGCATATTGGGGTCAAACGTCATGGTTGATCTCCTTAATAATTTTGCGCAAGAATCGGAATTATACGCTTTAGGGCTTTATCGCTAGGCATAGTAAATCCTCCAAAACATTGTTGTTTCCGCGATTGTTATACCGATATGTCAATTCGTTCATGTAAAGCGGCAGATACTTTTTGCTGACATGGTGGAATTGCCCGTACACGGCCCGTTTAACGATGGCCCAAAAGCCTTCGATTGTGTTGGTGTGGATGTTCCCAAACTGGCCTGAAAAAAGGTCACGGCGGGAATAACCGTGTTTATGGCTGATAGTGCGGTGAATGACCTTGGCGTTCATCCCGTTATAGCCGCTGTATTCGTCGGTGTTCAAAACGGTTTTGGCGGGGTCCATCATAGCCGCCATGAAACGCTGCATATCGGCGGCGCTCATTTCGTCTTTTGATACCACCTTGGCCTTGACCCTACCGCCGCGCTCTACCGCGCCCACGACAGGCTGTTTGTCCGATCCTCTACCACGCGGCCAGCCCTTATCGTCGGGGTCTTTATGGTTGCTCTTGCGGGGCTTCCCGCCGACAAAGGTTTCATCCATTTCCACGATGCCAGCCAGCAGCTTGCCATCGTCCATCATGGCCTTGCGTATCCGGTGCATCATAGACCAGACCGTAGCTGACCGCATTTCCAAATCACGCGCTGCCTGTAACGCTGAC